ATATTGAATCCAAGTTTAGCCATAAGTTACCGCATCGGTGTCCACGGGTCAATAACTGGCGCGACTACTGAAATTGAGGGGGCCTCGCGCTGTCCATGCCGTTTGTAATATTCCAACTTCATAAAATCGGCCTTTGATTTCGCATCCTCAGAAAGTTTACGAAAGTTTCCAGTCACAACGTCCACGCTTTGTCCTTGTCCGCCACCGCTGGAATTAAACCGTGAGGCATATCGCGCTGCCATGCGCTCATAAAAGTGGCTGGCAGCATATAGGTAGAAAGAATTTATAAGGCCATCGGGAATTGTGGTAGTAGGACTAAAGCCAACATCGTATGAGGCTTGGTCAAGAAAAGTTGAATACTCGCCGTCCGCAAGATACTGCCAGTAATAATCGCATTCCCACGGATTCTCGGTTCCCACTGGCGCAACAGTGAAAGTTAAAAGCCCATTGGTCAAGTCAACAGTAAAACCTGTTTGAGTTCTTATTGTTGTTCCTGTCGTAAGATAGACAGAGCCAGACACGATGGGATAATAAAGCACTTGAAATACACGTCGTGAACTATCGCGCTGCCCCTGAGGAATTTCAGCGCGGCCCTGATGACTTGTTGACGTGTCGTCTACAAGTGAGCGAATTGCGGCTATTTGTGCGGCTGTCCAACTCATTTTTTCTTAACCTCTTGTAGCTTGGCTTTGATTAAGGCTTCCTGCAAATTTTCTCCGGGCACAAGCGAAATATAATAAATCCCGTTAGCATTGCAAAGTGATTTCTTTTCCAAAACATAGCCCTTAGCTCTTTCGTTCTCTCTGGGAAATTTATCAACGGCAAGACTTATGGAATGGTAATAATGACTTATCCAGTAATGCCGTCCTTTTGAATCGGTTAGATACGGGGCCGTCCAATTCAAGGACACAACACCCGTATGATTCGCATACTTTTTTATTTCCTCAGTCAAATTATCAATAAAATTTATGGGCCGAGTGTTTGACTGGTAATAATTTTGCATCAATTCCTTTTCTTTTTTATCATGAGAAAAAGGAATGACATTAGCTTTGTCTGGATTGCTCATCACTCCATATGCTTTTCTTGCCATAAAATTGTCCTTGTTTTGATGGAGGGGCGGGACAAGGAACCCGCCCCATCCAAATATTACGCCTATTACTTAGGTATTACCGTCATTCACCAAGCAAGCGAAGCGGGGGTCAATCCAGTCAACCTCCCACATCGCAGAACATTTGAAACGTATAATGTCCATGCTGAACGCCGGGCCACTCTGCGGATTTTCCTGCACCACAGACAACGGCTCTGCGGTCTGCATGACAAGTCCCTTTCCCGCCTCAAGCAATGCAACTGCCTTAGTAGGCAAGAAGCGGTCAACAACCACGTTGTAAAGGCCCTTCATGGCATTATCGGAATGCAATACGCCGATGTCCGTTGAGGTTCCACCAGTTCCACCAACCAGCATCGGATTCACCGAAGCATAATAGGTAGAGTGCATGAGTTGCTGCGCGGAGAATTTATTGTCCACACCGACAAGTATGGTATCCGGCGAAACAATGACTTTATTTCCTAACAAGTCCTTCTGATTCATAAGAATCAGGTCAGCCTGCTGAATCGCATCCTGATTGAATGCGACATAGGAAGTAAGCCGGTTGTACCCGCCGCCTTCCATTGTGGAGGCTGAGGTATACCATACCTGGCTATACGTTTTGCTGGCAGGGATTATATCAGTTCCGAAAGTTCCGGCAGTTCCGATAAATCTCTGGGCAGCCCAAGCGTTCTCCATGTAGGCCATGTTTCCGCCCATACCCTGTGCCCTTTGTGAAATCTGCCCGGTCTGGTCAAATTTCCAAAGTTCCTTCTCAAACGGAATTATTTTTCCGTTCTTGGCATTCATCATCTGAAGGTCAAGACCTTTGACGCGGACTTCAGGGTAAGGTTCACCCGGAGCCACGCGCATAGGCAGGCCGTCATTGTGCATGGGCGCATACAACTCAATGTACTTATTGCTTACCGTGCGTTGAACATACTGGTCATGTACCGTCGGTACGAGTTTATACCAGTTGTTGGCAATATTGTTTATGCCGGAGCGGAATAGCTGTCCGAATGAGGACGCACTATTTGCCTCACGCATTGACGTTCCTGCCGCTTGGAGTCCGCTTTCAATAAAAGACTTGAAACTGAATAGCGGGTCCGAGAAATCAATACCGGAAATATCTGTCCGGCATGACTCCTGTAGGAATTTATTTTCCTCTTCAAGATTTCTGGATATCAGCGATTCAACAACACGCCGATTCCTCTTGTAGGTGTTTTGTGCCGCGATTAAGCGGGGGTCATTCATGTTTTCCATTTTTTATAATCCTCCGATTATGCGGTCTGAATCGCACCAGCTTCGTAGCGATTGTAAACAAGCACCGGTATTGTTGCACCAGCAACGCCTGTAACTGCGGCTACAGAACTGCCTAGCCATATTTTACCGACGGGATATGAACCCCCTACGGTAGTTATGGTCTGAGCATCTGTTGCCCAACTCACCTCGGTTCCGTGGTAATAGGTTTCTCCAGCAGTCACGTTGAGATAAGCGATTGCGCCTTCTTCAACGGCTCCAGTAAGCGGGCTGGGATAAACCGCCGTACCAAAAGGAGTAGGGGTCATCGGATTAGAAATACCCGCAACACCTACAAGGTACTGGCAGTTGGCATCACTTCCAGCGGCTTTAACTGCGTGGGCGGAAGAATCAAAATATAGCAAATCGCCCTGATTAAAGTCTCCGCCGGTGCTGAGAACGGGATACATTCTTCGCCGTCCTGATTTTAAGATGTTATTTTTTGCAGTTGTTGCCATGATTTATTCCCTCCCTGCACGGCAGGATTCAGTGGATAATTTCACCACATTGCCAGCAGCTTCTTTTGATTTGGTCTGAGTGCCAGTAGGCAATTCAAGACGTTTCTTTTCGCGCGAAATCGCAGCTTCTATGGCTTTAATAGACTTGCGGGAAAGTTCTTTGACATCTACAAGCCCATCCGGTATGCCAGCTTCTTTAAGCATAAACGAAACAAGCTTTATGGAACGTTCGCTCTCTTCGGCTTCGGGCTTAGGTTCAGCAGCAGGCGGCTCATCACCGTCAGGTTCGCCAGCGGGGGCATCATCACCCTTGCCATGAAACTTATCGTGAAGCTGTTTAAGCAAGCCACCGATACCTTCATGCTTTTTAAGCAAGGCCTCATGCTCTTTTTTCAAAGAGCCATAATTGGCTTTAAGCGCGGACATGTCCTCGCCTTCATCCTCAGCCGGGGGCATGAGTTCGCCAGCACCTTCTCCATCTTCGCATTTCTCTTCCGCTTCTTTCAGCATGGCAGCCACCTGGTCCAAGTCAGCCTTTGCAGCTTCTATGGACTTGTGTTTTTTTCTTGCCTCTGAAAGAGCGGAAACTATCGTATTGATTACTTTTTTCATTCCGTCCTCCTGATTATTTTCTTTCCGGCCTGCCATGCTTTCAAGCAGTGCCAAAAACTTACCACCTCTGGCGGGCATTGTTACCATGTCCGCGCTTGTTCCTATTGCTTTAATAAATTTGGTCACATAGTTAACCTCGGTCATGACTCCGTTTATATTTACTTCGCGCTTTTCGCTTTCTCCGTCGGCATTTATGGAAATTCCTAAATATTCAGTATCGCTATTAGGATTTTCTTGCCGATATTTTATCGCCTCACATGCTTTGTCAAAAGCCAACTTTCCGGTTTCGCTTTGCTCAAAATGGGATTCACAGCGCAATGCTTTAACACCGTCAATGGTTTCAACTCGCACGTTGCGATAATAACCGCATTTATCTTTTACGTCCCGTTCTGGTAAATTTGCGATATCAAAACGGGAGGCGTGATTAAAAAACATCGGCGCGCCTTCAAATATAGCAGGGCCGGACGCTAATGCTTCGGGGCCATAATAATTCATGTTGACTTTGTTACCAAGCCCTTCGGTAATTAGCAAAACGTCAATGACTTGTTTGTTTTCGGAGGGTATGGATTTAGGCAATGCGGATACTTCGTGAAATTTGCATGAATTTATAATTTCTGATTCTATGGGTTCAATCGGAGCATGCTGTAATGAAAACTTTTGCTCTTTCCCATTTTCAAATTTTATTGTCACGGATTTATTTTTACCAAATCCGCTAGTTGCAGTTATAGTTCCCTTGCCATAACTTGCGTGTTTAACAATTGAACCCATATCTATTTTAGAGGATGGGCCAGCTTTATAAAATGTTTTAAGAGATTCATCTGGTTCCCCAAATAGCCTACTCTTTGATTGACATACTGAATTATATGCCGATAATTCCTCTTGAGATTGTGGGCCTTTTTTACCAAACAATCTCTTCTGTAAATTCTCAATTTCGCTCCTAGCTTGAATGTCTGGGGATATTTCTGTATCGTGCATTTGACGTGCTTGATATCCGGCTATGCCGGGTGCGTCAAGTTGTTCTGGAGACATTTTTATTATGTGAGGATTGCCTGATTTGAAATCTTTTTCAATTTTATCTAACTTATCTTTAGTATCGGAAATCAGTCCGCCACCCTCTCCACTTCCCCCAATCTCGCCGGGCCTTCCAGCATGGTCAAAATTTCCAGAACCGTCACCACCTTCAACAGTTTTAATTTTCTTTAACCAAGGAAAAAAAGAAAAGGCCTGTGCCATGAGTTATTTATCCTCATAACGCAGTCCCTTATTCGGGTGGTGCGGTAAGTTTCTAGTCTTGCAGTTTCAGTTTGCCGATTTCTGATTTTATATCGGCTTTAGTCGTTGTATAAAGCTGTACCAACTTGCTATCGTCTAATTTTACAACAATATCAGCATATTTGTCAACACATGCCTTGCGATAAAATATTATAAGACACTTTTCGTCTACTGTCAAGTCCCCTATCATGCGCCCCCTGAGATTTCTTTCAAGGATATGAGCGCATGAAACCGTCTATCCTTTGCGATAGTAGCGCGGTCAATTTGGATATCAGAAATGTTTTTACCTTTATGTTTGGAAAAACTTTCCAGCTTTCCGCAAATGTCAGCAAATAAATCTACATACTTGGGATTGCATCGCAGAGCCTTAACCAATCCGGCATTTTTTGCGCCGATATATGTCTCAAAATCTGATTTTAATTCAAGCGGCGCGGCGCGTGTTCCCTCAATCAGTCCGAAGTAAAATTGAAAGGTAAAATATTTGTCATTCATTTTTACCGTGTCAAACCTTAGCGATTCCAAGGGCTTTCCAACCTCATAGCATAGCGCATTACCATGAAGAATGAGGCCATATACCAGCTTTGTCAAATCAATGCTTGTAAGTATTTTTGCAAGCAGAGTACTATTCCTGTCAGCCAGAAAAGACTCCGGTGATTTCATGCTACCTGATTTTATTATTTCAAGTTCACTCAATTGTTCCTCCCTTGTTTTATAGCCCAGCCCTAATTCCGTAAGGTTGTCCATCAAGCCACTTATCAAAGTTCACCATCACAAGCCCAGATATTGTACCACTTTCATCACGAATAATCATAGCGTCTGGCACAAGTCCGCGCCGGTCAAGTTCATGCGCCGCCTCGGGGTCTTCTCCCGCAAGCAAATCAGCGTATGATTTTGGGACGAGGCGGGAAAAGCACCGGCAGTTGGGATGCGCTGGCTGGTCTTCTTCCACATCGGACATAGGAACACCATTAAGCGGGCCGCAAATTTCGCAGACGCGCTCATCTTCCATGGTCTGCCAAATTTCGGTCATTAAAAGTTCATTGTTTTGTTCCGCGAAATCCTCGCGCCCGTATGCTTGATGCAAAAGCATTTGAGACGTAAAAAGACGGTCTATGATATCCCAAAACCCCATCGCGGGCGTTCCTACTCTGGTCGCGTCAATTTCCTTGGCGGCATCCGCGCTGCTACCCTCATTAACCGCATTAAGCATGAGATGATTATATGTCGCGCTCTGATATGCGTTCGTCCATGCGTCAAAGCGGTCAAACCATTTCGTAACGGCATCACGCCCTGAATAAACTTTAACGGCTGAGGCTTCTCTAAAATTAGGTTTCAGAATGGGTTTACATTTCGGCGGGGTGGTCATATCCAAAGCCCATGCTTGCCGCAGATACTCCATGCGGTAATTGCGCTCCAACTGCTGGCCTATATACCGCTTGCCATCGCGCTTAAACGCCGCTAGGATATCAGAGTTGTCTTGCCGCATGGCTTGGAGCGCGCCCTGCCTTGCTGTCGCCAGCGTCCAGTTCTGCCCCGCCACAGAGGCATAGCCGTAGCGCGAGATAACGGCCTTGCGTAATTCCTGCTTGTAATAATTCCAAAGAGACAGCATCCCTGCGCGGCTGCCATTTTCAAACCGGCGCATAGCCACGCGGTTTTCTTTTTCTAGCCTAGCAGTGACTACCGACTGGCGGGGATAACTCATAGATTATTCATGTCTTTTTGCAAATCAATTTTGCCCTGTCCGTGCGTGGGGATTGTTGGAGTAGAGCCGAATCGAGAGTCCGGCGGCATTTCCTCTGCCTGTAATAGCCCAGCCTCGCGCTCTTCTTTTAGGTCTTCTTGCTCTGCTTCAAAGTCGTAGTTGGTTACGTTCATTTCAGCCGCCGCCATTGTTGCGCACCGCTTCATTGAAAGCCAACCCATGCTTTGACATAAGGCAAAGTTCTTGAGCGATTCAGTCGTGGTATCTTTAATCACCGACGGGAAAATAAATTCAAGTTCATTGTTATATTCCAGTCCTTCTTCTTCAAAAGCCAACCTTGCCAACTCTTGTAAAAACTCCTCAAAGTCCTGCTGTAAATCGTCTATGACTTTTGTAAAAGGCTCTGAGGACACAAGAGCATTAGCCCTATTGCTTAATCCCGCCATATTAAAAAACTCTTTAGGAATACCAACGCAAGCGGTAATCATAGCTATTAACTGTTCGGCTGCGTCCGCCTTTCCGCCACTACCTTGCACGGGGGAAAGCAATGTACGACTTACGGCATCGTTATGCGTATACGTTGATAACGGTTTGGGGTATCCGCTAAATTGTTGGGCTATGGTTGATACGTCACCTGCACCACCATTAACAGTTACGTCATAGACGTATGACGCTTGCGATATTTCACGCAATATATTTGCATCCCAATAATCCTTATGGCGTTTTAGCCATGCCAAAATCGGGAACATACAAGGCCTGCCGCGCTTCTCCCATGTCATGCCGTCGCTCTTAATATGTATCACGCGGTCATACGGTATCTGTCGTAATACATATTCAGTCGCTTGTGTTTTTTCGCTTCCAGCTACGCCAGAAACCTTCATGCCCGGATACAACTGATATTGCGTGGGGAACGATTGATAATAATAATACACGTTGCGGATATTCTGAGGGTCTGTTATTATTTCCCAAATGGTAGAGCTGTCTATCCCATCTTTAGTTATTTTGTCAAATAAAAACTCTCCGGTAACAAGATAATCAATGGTCCAATTTTTTCTCAAACGAGTTTTTATTTTATTTGACTTCTCAAACTTATCCCAAATCTTTAAAAACCTTTCATCGCCCATGACTTTATAGCCACGTCCGAGGGCATATTGTTTTAAAATATTCACTATTCTATGCGCTATAATATTGTGATTGTACGCCTCAAACGATTTGGCATGGGCCGAAAGCATATCATACAAGTACATCTGTCTATAAAACGGGCCGCCCATAATCGGCGTATACTCGCTGTATTGATTCTGGTCCGGGTCTGTTCCATAAGAGGACACATCAAACCAGTCAGTCTCTTTGAGTTCCTTGCTTGCGCTCTCTTTGAATTTTTCTGTGGCCTTAGGAGGATTAAGTTTGACAATTTTATAAGGGTCTTTACTATGCTTACACAAACTCTCACCGTGCATTTTACCCAACATGATATGAGCTTCAGATACCGTAGCGGCTCCGCTTGCTATGTCGCGCATGAATAATGAAAATTTAGAGGGCGTGGGTTTTGAATCTATTTTATCCGGGTCATAGGAACTTAATAACTTTGAAACTTCCTCGGACATGCCTGCGTTTTCGCCAAAGGGCTTATTTTTGTCTGTCTCGTCTTCCCAGTCTCTACCCTTTCCACCGATAGCCGCACAAACTTGAATTATAAAAATCTGAAAATAAATCCATGCTTTTTTTATCATAATCACTCCCAGTCCTGTCTTACCGTAGGAATTGTTAAAGCTTGTCCGCCGCCGCTCCACATTCCTACAGCTTTATTGTATCGGTTTGAGTATAGCAAAAATTGAGTCATACTGTCTACTTGGTCATCATGTGTGCCTGTTGGGAATGACGCGCACTCTTCAACAAAGTCAAATACGAAGGGTTTATTTTCAGGAATAAATGCTCTGCCGGATTCAATAAGTGGTGATACCAAGTTAAGGCGCATAACTTTATCTTTATCTGTTTTGAAATCAACAATAGGTAGGCGAGTTTCTTTTTTTAATTCCTGTATTATTTGCTGTCCGCTGGATTTATCCTCAACGATTATAGCACTAGCAGGAATTGCATTGTAGGCAGCGATAATAGCCCGCTTCAGCTCAGGATAAGCCATTCTTGCCCGCACAATGTCCACAAGATAAAATCCGTCTTTGCACTCGGCCCAAAGTTCCCCTACGGAATAATCAGCCGTCTGGGTTTCTTTAACGGCAGTATCCCAACTCCAAACATATCTCAAAACTTGAGGCAATGCGGTATAGTATTTCCACCACGACCGCTTAATCATACCACCTTCGCGCGGAGATGGTCTGCCTTGATACATCGCTTCCCACCAATAGGCAGGAGTATCTTTTTTCTTACGCAACAGTTCATCAATGTTGTATCGCTCGGGAAAAAGAGCATCGCCTATCTTTCGGCCTAGTGGGTCATTATCACCATCGCAGATAGCTGGCAAGTTAATAACTTTCCAGCCCTTTTCATTTTGGATTATTTGCCCAGCAAGGTCATTCTGATTCCAGCGTGTCATCAACAATATCATCTTTCCTTTGGGTTGCAAACGCGAGAGGGCTGTGCTGTGATACCATTCCCAGTGTTTAGCCTGTATCGTTTCAGAGGCGGCCTCTTCCGCATTTTTAACAGGGTCATCAATGATAAACCAGTCCGCGCCCTTGCCTGTAATAGGCCCACCAATTCCAGCCGTAGCCATATATCCACCGGCATTAGTTTCCCAAAATCCAGTAGCGGCTGATTGTCCGCCTCTAATCACGTTGCCAAATAGAGATGCAGAATTATTCAAAGTGTCTCTTGCCTTACCTCCCCAAAATGCGGCATAGGTAGCTTCATAGCTTGATAATATTATTTTTGTTGAGGGCCAGTTTCCTAAAATCCATGCGGGGAAATAATTTGAAATTAGAAGACTTTTACCATGCTGGGGAGGCATAGAAACCATGAGCCTATCGTAATCTCCGCTTACCATATCAAGCAAAGATTCAACTATGAGGCACAGGTGTCTACTGTATATCCAGTTTGGATTATCAAGCTTGGCGAGTCCGGCAGGACTACTGAGTGCTAGTCTTTCGGATAAGTTCATCGGCAAGTCTTCGGGTTTCGGGGTCAGTTATCTTAGCCTGAACAGCAGCGCGTTCTGATTCTGATATTCCCGGAAAATGTTCTATTGGTGTTGTGGGCTTTCCAAAACCTCTATCAATGAGATACTGTGTAGCAGCAAGTTTGACTCTATCATCAGAGCCGGACTCAGCAATCTGCTGAACAAAACCTATGCCTTTATCTAATGCCCACAGTCGGCATTGTTCTGCCAAGCAAAGAGAGTCCTTTGGTCTACCACTAGGATTTCCGCTTTGTCCCTTTTGAAAACCTTTTTTCCCTTTTGGCATATTGTTTGAAAATTGTTAGCAATTTAATATATACATAGGCTGGCTGAGTCCGGCTCTTTGGCTTGCGCCAGACATTCGGCACAGCGAAACAAAACCGGCTCGGGGTCCCATTCCAGCCGCTCAATCCCAAATAGTCGGCAACCACGAGCATACCCGTTTTGGGTGTTGTCTATTCCCGTCATTTGCGCACAATCATGGCTGCATAATTGCGTATGCCCCGCTTGCACTAAAATATGATTTCTCGTCTCAACAATCAGCGATTTATTTTCTGGCATAATTCCCCTTAAAATTAGACTGGTTGACTTTCGCAAATTTACACCCGGGATAGCCCCAGTTGTAATCCCGCCTGTTACGGGAGCCTTATCGTTAGCATTTAGTAAAACGTGTGACACAGCACCATGATTATTTTAGTTGAAGATACTTGTCGCATATTTAGTATAGCAAAGACTACTTATTTTTGCAAGACTTAACGGCTAACTTTATTTCCTTGCCGATATCGTCAAAAAGTTCATTGATATTTACTGCTGGGAAATTTCTTAGCCACCCCCATTTATGCTCAAATCTATCACGATAATTACGGATTATTTTTTTCGCAGGAGTTATCGTCATGGTCTTTTCTCCTCTTCCCATTTTCTTATTTTAATGTTGTAAATCTCAACTATCGGATTTACCACATCTGAAAACTTGCCATATTTTGATTTTCCATACTTGCGGACAATCACATGAGCCCATCCATGATTTAATGCGCTCCGTCGTGCTATAGCCTGACTTTTATATTCCTTGCCATACATGGCCTGATTCCCTTTTTCTTTTGATTTTTGGTCTTGTCCAGAGCCGGGCTT